CCCATGTGGCACGGTCTCGGGACGGTCCTGCCCAGCTACCCCACCCGCGAGCAGGCCCAGGAGATCGCTCACCCCTGGGAGCCCGTGACCGAGCCGCTGTACCGCAAGGTCGTCGAGGTCGGCGCCGACGGGAGCCTGGTCGAGCGCTTCGAGGAGAGCCAGACCGCCAAGCTCAACGTCCGCTCGGACGACGGCTTCGAGCTGGGGCCGGTCAGCCCCGGCTACGTCACCGTCAACAACTCGACCATGTACGACATCGCCGAGGCGATCGAGGGCCTGGACAAGGGCTCCGTGCAGTACGAGACCGGCGGCTCGCTGGCCGGCGGGCGCCGGGTGTGGTTGCTGCTGCGCCTGGCCGAGCCGATCTCGATCATCGGCGACCCGAACGGGAAGGTGATCCCGTACTTCGCCCTCCAGAACGCGCACGACGGTAGCTCCGCGTTCCGCGGGCAGGCCACGTTCACCCGTATCGTCTGCGCCAACACGGCGCACATGGCGGACCTGGACGCCACCCAGCGCGGGACTCAGTTCAGCTTCTCCCACACCAAGAACGTCCACGACCGGATCGAGGAAGCCCGCCAGGCGCTGGCCGGCTGGCGTGAGAGCGTCCGGGCCTACCAGAAGATGGGCAACCACCTCGTGACCGTCTCGTTCGACAACGAGCAGACCGAGGAGTTCCTGAGCCGGTTCATCCCGATGCCCGCGCCGAGCACCTGCACCGAGCGCGTGGCCCGGAACGTCGAGGAAGCTCGCGACGTCGTCCGCGGGTTCCTCGCCTCCCCGACCTGTGAGGGGATCTCCGGAACCGCGTGGGGTCCGGTGCAGGCGAGCATCGAGTACCTGAACCACGGGCGTCGGTCGCACAACGCCGAGACCAGGTTCAAGCGGACCTTCCTGGACACCTCCGCCCTGACCTCCACCGCCATCACCCTGGTGAAGGAACTGGCCGGTGTCCGGTCCTGAGATCCCCCCGCTCCCGGTGTTCACCGCGGACGCCTTCCTGGCCGACCTCAGCGCTGCGGTGCTGGGCAAGGCCAGGCAGGCGGTCCGCCTCGGTCTCGTCCGGCCCGGGCGGGAAGAGGCGGGAAGTCCATGGAAGGTCAGGTCTCTCCGGCACAAGATCGATACCGAGTATCGCGTCTCGGCTGATCTTGATCTGGAGACCGGGGAACTGAGCTGGATCAACTGCACCTGTGCGCACGGTGAGAAGGCCGGCGGAGGGTACTCGCACTGCTACCACGCGGGGGCCGTGCTGCTCCTACTCACCGGAAGGGAGAAGCGATCATGAACCCCTACGAGAAGTTGATCAGAGCGTTCGAGATCTTCCAGGCCGCAGGGGACGTCGGTGAGGGCATCGCCGCCGAGCACGACGTGATCTGTGCAGGCCCACCAGCTGAACAGGCGAGCGCCGAGCAGCGGGCCGAGCTGGAGCGCCTTGGCTGGCACGCCGGGATCGACGAGGATGGCTTCTACCACTTCGTCTGACCACCCACCCCCACGCCGGCCCCGTGACCAACCCCGGTCACGGGGTCGCTTGATGCCCGCCCAACCCCCTCCCAACCCCCTGCACAACCTTGGGCAACCCCTGCGCAACCTCCGGGAGCCCTTGATCGGCGAGGTACTCTCCACCCATGGAACCCGACCAGAGGATCGCTCGGGCGTATGCAATGTCCGGGGATATGCAACCCCGGGTCGATGATCACAACCGGGTGCTGTGCAGCGCGCACGCCAGTCGGACCGGCGAGCTGTGCCGAGCGCCGGCCATGCACGGCCAGCGCGTCTGCCGGCTCCACGGCGGGGGAACGCAGGCCAGCAAGGCCAAGGCCAAGCTCCGGCTCGCCGGTCTGGTGGATCCCGCGATCGCCACTCTGGCCCGCGAGATGGTCAACGCCGACACCTCCTCTGCGCGGCAGTCGGCCGCGAACTCGATCCTGGACCGTGCCGGCTGGGGGCGGGTGACCAAGGTGGAGGCGGTCGACGCTCGGGCGATGCTGCTGCAACGCCTGCGAGAGCTGCGCGACGCGGCCGAGGAGTCCCTGGAGCTGGACGCAGCCGAAGACCTCGATGTCGAGGTGCCCGAGATCGAGACGGACGTGGAGATCCCCGATGAGTGACGACCCCCGGCAGATCGAGTACATCCCCCTGGCCGACCTGCGGGAGGACCCGCGGAACCCGAAGGCGCACGACGCGGAGGCGATGGCGGCGTCCCTGCGGCAGTTCTCCCTGATCGACCCGGTCGTCATCGACGGGCGCACGGGCTACCTGATCTCGGGGCACGGCCGGAAGGCGGCTCTCCTCGATCTCTGCACCCAGGGAGCACCGACGCCCGACGGGATCGTGATCGCACCAGACGGCGCGTGGCTTGTCCCGGCCGTCACCGGGTGGTCGTCCCGCACCGATGCCGAGGCTCGTGCTGCGCTGATCGCCCTGAACCGCACGGGTGAGCTGGGGGGTTGGGTCGACGACTCCCTCCTCTCCCTGCTCGACGAGCTGTCGGCTGCCGATCCTGATCTCCCTGTGGGCTTCGGCGACGAGGATCGGGAGGCCCTGCGCCGTCTGGTCGACGCGGACCACTACCTATCCGGTACTGCTGCCGGCTCGCCCCCGGGCTCTGCGCCGACGGAGCTCGCCCGCTATCCCGAGAGTCTGGGCGAGCACTGGTCGGGGATGGATATCGGGGATCCCGACTCCCCCAGCGGCGCCGGCCTGGCCCAGACCGTCGAGTGGTTCCGCGCGCTGCGCTCCGAGCCGATCCCGGTCCCGACCCTGACCGTCGTTGGAGAGTGAGCACGCCATGACGTCGGCGGTGGTAGGCGAGCCCAGGCGAAGGTCCACAGACGCTGATCTGTTGGACCTGATCTCCGGGCTGTCTGCTGCCGAGCTGGAGGACTTGGTCGAGTCCCTCTCTCTCCCCGAGGCCGAGGCTCTGCTCGAAGACCTGCACACCGTAGAGGCGGCGCCGCCTCTCTCGTCCCCGATCGAGCAAGCCCGCTCGATGGGCGAGCCGTTCCGGACCCGCCCTCAGCTCGAATACCTCTCCGACGTCATGGTCCGTGCGGTGCGAGACGTCGAGAACGGCATCGACCGGAAGATCATCGTCCAGATGCCGCCCCGGTCGGGCAAGACGACGATGTTGACCCTCTATACCCCGGCGTGGATCCGCGCTCGCCACCCCGACTGGTCGATCGCGCTCACCTCCCACGACGGGACGCTGGCCACCTCGTGGGGCCGGCAGATCCGGCGCTGGGCCGAATCGGGCAAGCTCGGCCCCAGAGTCAAGATCGCACCGGACGCCGGAGCCGTCTCCGGGTGGGAGACCACCGAGCGCGGCCAGCTGTTGGCAATCAGCTCCCGGGAGTCGTTCACCGGTCGTGGGGCTCGGGTCCTGGTGATCGACGACCCGGTCAAGGACTTCATCGACGCTCACTCCCAGGCCGCCCGAGACGCAGTGTGGAACTGGTGGAAATCCGTCGCGCAGACCCGTCTGGAGCCCCCATCGTTGGTGATCGTGACCTTGACCAGGTGGCACGAGGACGACTTCGTGGGCCGGCTGCTCTCGACCGACCACGACGGCGACCCGGCCGACTGGCAAGTGATCAACCTCCCCGCGATCGCTGAGGAGAACGACCAGCTGGGGCGAGCGCCGGGCGAGCCCCTCCTATCACCGATCATTGAGGAGACCGCCGAGCAGGCAGTCGAGCGCCTCGCCGCGGTGCGCCGGTCGGTCGGCTCCTATACCTGGGCCGCGCTCTACCAGCAGCATCCGAACCCATCTTCCGGTGCGATCTTCAACTCGGACTGGTGGAGGTACTGGACCAGGGATCCGAGCAAGGCCACCGCCGACGGCAGGATCAGGTACCTCGACCCCGACGACCTGGCCGGCGCTCGCTGGCTCGACTCCTGGGACTGCGCGTTCACGGCGACCGCGGATTCGGACTGGGTGGTCGGCCAGCGCTGGGCGCGCTCCGGGCCGAACCGCTACCTCATTGCGCAGCAGCGGGGGCGCTGGACGTTCACGCGCACCCTGGAGGCGATGAGGGACTGGGCCAACAGCGGAGGTCCTCACGGCCGGTTCGTCCATCAGCGGCTCATCGAGGCCAAGGCCAACGGGCCGGCGATCCTCGACACCCTCAAGGAGGAGATCTCCGGCCTCAAGCCGATCAATCCCAAGACCTCGAAGGAGGCGCGAGCGCGGTCGGTGACCCCAGAGTGCGAGAGCGGGCACGTCTACCTGCCTCTGCCGACCGATCCGGGCAACGAGTGGGTACGGGACATCCTGCTGCCCGAGCTGCGGGACTTCCCCGGCACCGCCCATGACGACCAGGTCGACACACTCTCCCAGGCTCTCACCGAGCTGCGCGAGCACGGCCGGGCCTCGCTCACGGTCCCTGGAGCCCGCCGTGGATCCGACCCCGCCCACGCATCTCCCGTCTCCCCCATCACTCGGGCGGCGAGCCGCAGCGCTCGGCGCTCGCCACTCCGCGTCCCAGGCACTCCGCCGGTCAGGTCCGTTCGGTAGCTCCCATCTGGCGAGTGGTCGTCCAGGTGTGTGTTACACTCGCACTACACACAACGATCAGCTGACGCCCCCCGGGAGGCCAGCATGCCACCGAACGACGAGTCGGTCTGGGAGCTTCTCCGGCTGATGTTCCCCGACCTCGGAGCTCCGGGGATCACTCACCTGTGGACGGACTCCGCGCATTTCCTGCTCCGGTACGACACCGGCGGCAACCTGACCGGGGTTCTCAGCTACGTGCCCGTCGAGGGCCACGTGACGATCATCGTCTCCCCCGAGAAGGACGGCTCGTCGGACGTCTTTGACGAGCTGTGGCAGGCGGCGTGCCAGCGCTGGACGATCGAGGAAGAAGGTGCCCCCGATGTTCGGTGACGGAGTTCCTCGTCCTCGTCCTCGCCGTCGGCGTCGGCGCGAGACCGACAACCAGCGCCGGATCCGTGAGCGCCGAGCGTTCGTCGAGGGGTATCGCCGAATCGAGGATCGCCGCGAGATCGTTCGCGCCGAGCGCCAGGCCCGGGTCGACGCCTGGGCCAACGCTCAGCGCGAGCGGGTTGCGGCCTCCACGCGGCCCGAGCGGTTCTCTCGGGTACGGCTCGCCGTGTCAGCCTTGCGCGCCGCATGGCGCCGGAGCCGGGCCGGGTGACGTCGTGTGCCTGAGAACCACTCACTGCCTGGTCGCTACGGCGTCCTGGCTCGCGATCACTCCCATGGAGCCGGCTCCCGCCGTCGGCGGGGCACTGATCGCGTTCGCCACCGGCGGGGGTCCGCTCTCCCCGGACTGCGACATCTGGATACCTGGTCTTGGTCACCGCAAGACCACGCACCTCATCGAGTGGCCGATCATCGCTGGTCTGGTCGCGTGGGGGCTGCACATGAACGGCTCGTCGTACTGGTGGGTGCTCGGCGCGGCGGCCATGGCCTGGTTCTCTCACCTGATCCTGGACATCTTCTCCGGTAAGCGCGGCGTCCCCTCGATCCTGCTGGGCCGGCTCCGGGTCACGGCGTGGCTGTGGATGCACACCGGCGGGTGGTTCGAGCTGCGGTTCTTCCGGCCGTTCGTGGCCAT